CAGGGTCAAGGTGGTGGACAAGTGTACAATGCTGGTGGCAGTGCTGTAGGCCCATTCCGTTGGGTTCAGTTTGTGAACGACACGGTGTTGAGTGCCATTTCTGCGCCTAACCTTACGGATTCTGGTTCCAAGTTGATTACCATTACGATCCCTGCTGGGTTTGGCCTTGGTGGTACGATCAACAGCTTTACCGTGACTTCTGGTGTTGTTATTGGTTATCGGGCCTAATGTCCCAGTTTAGGTCCACTGGTGGGATGGATGACTCGATTGCCGAAGATGGTGATCGAGGGTTTGTTGGCGTGAACCAGCGGTTGCAGCTTAACCAGTTAAAGGCTGGAGAGGTCAGGGAGTCCTTGAACGGACGCATGGAGGGTTACTGGAAGCCACGCAAGGTGGTGGTTTCTAGAACTGGGGCATTGACCGTTGGCGGTGAGCCGTTGCAGTTGCCATTCTACTTGATCGATGTTGCCAAGACCATCTCGTCAGCAACATACGCCTCAAATGTGGTAACGATTACCATGTCCGCCAATCATGGGTTTGAGGTAGGTTCTAGTGGGTATGCTGTAGTAGCTGGACTGACCTTTACTGGCACTAACAACAATGGGAACAAGGTGCTGACTTATGTTTCAGCGAACCAATTAAGCTTCCCCGTAACTGGGGTGACTGCGGTTTCCGGGACTGGCACATTGTCCCAGATGCCGATTAACGATGCGGCTAACGCCAATGTACGAGCCTCCTGCTTGTTCAGCGATCCCAACTCCAACAACAAGGAATATGTGATTGTGGCGTTGGATACGGTTGCTAAGAAGATTGACTTGGCTGCGGTCGAGGCTAACTCCCTGTATGTTCCAGAGAATATCGCATATCCTTCTGGAACTGCCTTGGGCGAAGACACCGACATGATTCAAGTATTCGACAAGGTGATGCTATTCAGAGATGGTAAGCAGGCCTTGGAGTGGTATCCTAATGGTAGGCCCATTCTTTCAGCGTCACAGAGTGGAACCACCGTTACGATGAGCGTCCGCGAACACGGGCTTGCGGCTGGAACATCTGTGGTTGTAGCTGGTCTAGCTGGTGGCACTCCAGCCAACGGAACATTTACGGTTCTTTCTGGCGCGGGTCTAACTCAAGACCAGTTCCAATATACCTTTACTACAAGTCAGACACAGACCTTTGTGGTAACTGCCGCCACCATGACTGACGGATTCACCTTCTCTCCTGGAGGGGATTACACTCAACCACAAGTATTTAACTCTAGTGGTAACCAAGTTTCGGTTTCTAATGGACAGGTTTCCTTAAACCTTGGCGTATCCAACAATACCGTATTTGCTGGTGATGTCATTAGGGTTTACGAAAGCACGGTTCCAGAATTCTCTGCGATTGTCGGACAAGAATTCCAAGTATCGTCAGCAACGACTGCAAACATAAAATTCTTTGCGCCTGTGGCAAACCTTACGGCAAGTGGTTCTACTGGTCAAATTGAGTTTGGTGGTAGGTTCAGCGAGGGTGGTGGGTTCATGCATCAACCGGGTGCGCCTTGGGGTGTTCACTTCCAACGCCGCCTATGGGTTCCGTACTACTACGACCAGTCTGGGGCTTACAACGCAGTCACCTACACCGACCGCAAGATCACAGACGAGATTGCCGTATCCGACATTCTTGATACCACCACCTTCGACCAGATCGAAAACCAGTTTCGTATTTCTGGTGGTACTGCTGACTATGTGGTTGGGATGCATGGGTTCTACGACGATGCGTTGATTGTCCTCAACAGAAACAGCATCCACCAGATTAAGGGGACGCAGGGGACGCTTCTGGATACTAGGGTTACAGAACTAACCTCAGAGGTTGGCTGCTTAGCTCGCAAGTCCGTAGTGATGAGGGCTAACACCATGATGTTCCTGTCGGATGATGGGGTGTATGGTGTGGAGTTCCTTAACGATTACAACCTTCGCGGGGCCGAGGAACCAATTTCCAAGAACATCCAGCCATACATTGATAGGCTGAACAAGGATTTGTCCAACAAGTCAGTTGGAATCTTGTTTGATAACAGGTACTACCTTGCTGTCCCGTTGGACTCCGCACCAGGAATTAACGATGCTCGCGGGAATAACTCAATTTTGGTGTACAACTTCCTAAATGGAGGCTGGGAGTCGCTCGATACTTTTGGTGACGATAGTTTTTTGATCGAAGACCTTATTGTTGGTTCGGCTGGGGTAAGAAATAACTTGTATGCTGTGACCGCTAACGGTGGGTTGCACCAATTGGAGGTATTTGATGATTCTAACGACACTATCAGCGTGTCCAATACTAATGATGTTAAGACATCAGCACCAATTCTGTCCAAACTAATCACCCGTGGTTACGACCTTGGGACATTGGAGCGGAAAAGGTACACGGATTCACAGATTACAATGCAGGGGTTGCCCAGCCAAAATTCTGAATACCTAATTGAGTTCGCCGCTGAAGACCCAGACGACTCATCGACTATTGGAACTACCACTCAATTCCTTGATGGACAAATCTTACAATCAACCAACCCATTGGAGGCTGAAACAGCAAGCATTAGGTGTAGGCTTGGTGGCATTAGAGGATATACAGGAACCATGATCTTGACAAGGACACAGGGTTCAGCCAAGATAAACTCAATCAAAGTTGCTGGATCAGTAACAAATAGACAAATTATCTCACAAAAATAAGTTATGGGCGCGGTTAATACAACTTACACTTTTACGGCTACTGACACAATCACTAGCACGAAGATGAATAATATCATCGACGAAACCGTGATGACTGGTGACGCTGTTCTTGGCGGATCTGGTGGGAGCGGTGGACTGGACATTGCATCTGGAAAGTTAAGCATTTCCCAAGGCGCCATCAACTCCAGCAGGCTTGCGGCAGGTTCTGTTTCAGACACCAATGTTAGCGCCTCTGCGGCTATTGCTGGAACAAAGATTTCACCTAACTTCGGTTCTCAAAACATTGTCACAACAGGAACTATTGATGTTGGATCATCTTCACTTGGTGGGACGTTCCTAAAAAGAACAAATACTACAGATGAAGGTGGTGATTTAGCTTTTGCAAAAGCAATAGACAATACAACTGGATTTACAATTGATTGTTATGGAAGTACATCTTCACCAAATTTAAGATTTATTTCAGGATCATCTGTTGCAGCGGTACTAACAACAAGTGGTAATGTGGGCATTGGGACAAGTAACCCGATAACTCCACTTCATGTAAATGGAGAATTTAAAGTAACAGCAACAGAAAACAATAATTTTTCGGCTACCGTTTCCAATAGTGGAACTACAAACGCTTACGGTCTTATTGTTGAATCAAACGATTCTGCATATGCGTTAGCAGTTAGAGACAAAAGCAATGTTTATCGTTTCCGAGCTGGAGCTGATGGAACAGTTTCAATGGGCGGTTCTGGCGATTCTTTTAACATTACCGCAGGTGGTAATGTTGGCATTGGAACAACCACGCCTAGCTCAAAACTACAAGTAAACGGAACCGTAACCGCAACCGCGTTCTCTGGGACATTGACTGGAAATGTGACTGGAAATGTGACTGGAAATGTGACTGGAAATGTGACTGGCAATGCAGCAAGTGCCGATTATGCAACACGCGCGGCACTTGGCCCAGTAAATGGTACATTTACTCAAGACCACACCGCAAATACTACTAAAATTTATGTTGGTGGATTTGGCACTGACAAGGGATATGGAATTCAGTGTCAAAGGGCTGCAAATGAAAACGCGTCCGCCTTGCATTTCACAAAAGAAAATGGAGTTGCTGTAGGTAGCATTGTTCTAGACACAGGTAACAGCACAAATTACAACACGACATCAGATTACCGGCTCAAAGAAGATTTCACTCCCATCGCAAACGGACTTTCAAGAGTTAATCTATTAAAACCAACAAACTTCAAGTGGATTGACTCTGATGCGCGAACAGATGGATTTATCGCTCATGAGGTGCAAGAAGTTTTTCCAAATGCTGTTACTGGAGAGAAAGACGCTATTGATGAAAACGGCAATCCAATCTATCAGCAAATCGATCAGTCAAAGTTAATTCCAATCATGGTTGCCGCAATCCAAGAACTTAAAAAGAAGGTTGAAGAACTTGAATCCAAGTGAACCAGCACCTAGCTAAAGCAATAGCAATTTATGAACAAGAAGGCATCGACTTCCAACAACTTCTCACATGGCACTTATGTCATGGCATTGTTGTTTGCGATATGGATTGTTTTGCTATGGGCTTTAGCGTGCTCCGTGAAAGCCCAACTCAAGCAGTCCATGTTGACGATGGGGACACCTTGTTCGTCACATTTACTACAGGAGCCATGCGTGGGGCGTTACGCAAATATATTCAACACTACGACTTCATTGCATTCCAGCGCAGCTTTAAAGGAAGTGATCGCACAAGAGTCCACGACATGTACAAGTTTTATTCAAAGTTAAAAGAAAGTTAATCCAATGGGAAGCAAGCCTAAATCAGTAAAAGCTCCAAAAGTAGATTATTCCAAGGACATTGGTGGATTGTTGACTGCGTTTCAACAATCAATGCCCGGAATCTTGTCGTTTGAGCAACAATACCGCCCAGAGTTCCAAGGGCAAAATCTTGCTGATGTTTCTCAGTTTGGACTTGGAATGCTTGGTCTTTCTCCTCAATTTACTCAAGGGGCAGCAGAACAACTTGGTGCTGCGCGTGGGTCTGAGCTTGGTCAAATGACTAGTCAAGCGGGACTTACCCGTGGACTTATGGAAGGTCTTTCTCCAGAGCAAGCAGCGCAAGTCGCAAGCATGCAAGACCTAGCGAGTCAAGCGGCAGGTGCTGAAGGGGCTTATGCTGGACGCATGGGCGAGGCACTTGGAATGTACGGAATCCGACCGCAAGAATTTACGCCTACCATTCAAGCAGCAGAACAAGACGCCGCGATGGCTAACCAGATGGCTCAAGAAGCCTATGCTCGTCGTGGCACGCTCTCTGCACAGGAACAGCGTTCGGCGCAACAAACGGCACGGGAGGCTACACAATCGGCTGGACGACTTGGTGGTAATGCCGCAATTGCAGCAGAGATCCAAAATCGTGAGGCTGCACTTGCTGGACGAAGGGCGCAGGCATCACAGGCTGGGCAGCAAGCGTTTGAGCAGCGTCAGAATCTCGCAAATCTTCGCCTTCAAGAGCAGCAAGGTTTGTTTAGCCAACGCCTTGCTGGCGCACAAGCCACAGCAGAAATGCAACAGGCTGGACTTGGGCAATTGCAGGACATTGAGAAAATGCGGATGGGTCTTCGAGGCTTAGCTGGAGACGAGGCGATGAGGGCATACCAAGCCGCTGGTGGGTTCTACACGCAACCGGTCCTTCAGCTCCTTGGTAGCCAGCCTCTTTCCTACCAAGTTGGTAACCAGATGATGGGGCTTGGACTTGACGCTATCGGTGCTGGTAAACCTCAGCTCTTTGATGTTGGATCTGCGCTTAACCTTGGCTCGGCTAACAGGCAGAACATTGTGGGAGCTGGTTCAGCCAACGCACAGGCAAGTGCTACTCGGAATGCTGCTATGATGGGGGCAGGTGGAGCTGTTGCTGGTGCTGCTATTATTGCAATCTAATGTTTAACAAAGTACAATCAGCCATTAAGAATATCGAGACATGCCTAAGTGTCTCTAAAAAACCGTGCCTTGCTTGGAGCGGTGGAAAGGATAGCATGGCGTTGCTTGACCTTGTATTCAAGAAAGTGGGCGTAAAAGTCCCAATTGTATTTTATCGAGAACAATGGCAACCAAGCAAATATGCATTTCAGAATCGCATAATTGAGGAATGGGGTCTTGAGGTGTACACATGGCATCCAACATTCTCTTCATTCCAGCAAACTGACGACGAGTTTGAGGTGCAGAACAAGTATATCTTTGACAACACTGACATGACTTGCCCCACTGGCATTACGCCAATTGAGGAAGGCAAACCGTGGGTGTGCGCTATGGATATTTATAACCGCCCAAAGAACCCCGGCATTATCGCAGGATGGGATGGGATGCTGGTTGGCCACAAACTCTGCGACT